GCGCTTACGCTGATGCCTTTAACTTTGGTAGGCAGTCCCAGATAGTCCGCCAGCGTACCTTCTTCCCATCCGTCTTTCGGTGCCGTTACTTGCGGCACACTGTACTCCGTCTTAGGTGTCCATGCGGTTTCCTTGTTTTCACCCATAAACTCCTTCCAGTGCTTCCAGAGCAAGCGGTTCGGCACGAAGAAAAAGTAGAAGTCGCAATAGGCGTTGTCCATTACCGGGAATATGGGTGTCGCCATTCGCATGACACAGGCAACGTCGATTTGGTGCGTATCACCCGGTAACACCTCATCCAGATAGATTGGGATGAGGTCGCCCGTGTTGAAGGTCGTTTTGTTGTCGCTGTTGCGCTGGAATCGGCTGCGGCTCACTCCGACTTGCGGATTCTGTGCAAAGTTGTATTCACTGTTGCGGTTCATTCTTTCACCTCACTTTTTTCAGCCGGCTTTTCTGCTTCGGCCTTCTGTTTTGCTATGCCCATTTTGTCTGCCCACTCTTGGGTTCCGTAGGCCATGATGTATTTTTCTACATCGTTGTCCCACTTGTTTTTGACTTCGATGGGCAGCTTGTCAAACTCCGCTTCCGCGTCTTTGATACGCCCATACCACTCGTGGTAGTTTGTTGGTGCGTCCGAAATATCGGTCATCGTTTCGCTGGTCTGCCAGTCCTGACTGCCCAGTGCAGTCGGGTCGTATGTTGCCCGCTTGATGATGTTTTCGATTTTGGTTTCATCCAGACGGCTCTGGATGAGTGCATAGACGTCTGTTTCGCCGGTTTTTACCAGCTCCCGGCCTTCGTCCGTTACCTTGTACTCATACTCAGGCTCGTGGCCGTTGCCGGTCAGGCTCGTATGCCTTACCTGTTCGCTGTATGCGCTCCGAAACTTACTCATTGGGTTTGCCCTCACATACGCACGTGTTGACGTTATCGACGATTTCGCCGGTCTCGTCCTCCATGGTGCAGATGTAGTGTAGCTGAAAATCTTCCGGCTTGATGCTGATAAAGCTGTCTTTGTTCTTCTGCTGGTTTTCGAAGAGCCGGCTTGCGACGGCGTCGTTCTGAAATTCGATGAGGCCGCTGTAGTTCTTGGCGACCTTGTCATAGATTGCGTAGTATTTCTTAAACATTAGAGTCTAGTGCCTCCTCTCATGTTCTTCGGGCTGACGTTGACGGCCTTGGTCTTTTTTGCCGTCTGAGTAAAGACCTTTTTGTCTTTACTGCTGGTCATTTTCGTGCGTTTTGCCATTGCTGTCATCCTCCTTGTCGTGCAGCGCGTGATAAATTTCGTCCAGCTTTTCGAGAATGTCCATCATGATTTTGATGGCTTTCTCGACACTCTTCACACTGATGATTGCCACTGTTTCACCTCCATTTTTGCCTTTTGGTTTTTGTATTTGTATATTTCTTCTATGATGGCTTTCGCTTCCTCTACAGTATATGCTTTTTTGAGCTGTCTGTAAAGCTTTCGGATAAAATATTCACATTCGTTCGGTGTTTCCGGCCCTCTGTATCCTTTATACAGTTCATAATATGCTCTATCGTACATTTTTGTTCTCTTTTATTACTTCGCAGTCTTCCCAGTCTTCATCAGTTTCTTCGGCCCTCTGAAGTACCCAGTGCCATGAGTCGTTGACATACTTTCCGTGGATTCGGTAGGTATATTTTCCTTTTTCTACTTCGTGTCCAGCCTCCAGACAGTTCAGCTCTTCTCTTGTAAATCTAGGTTTTTTCATTTTTGTCACCTCTCTTTACTGCTTTATCCAGTTTTCCGGGTCGAGTGCTTCCGTTGTTCCCAGGAGGTCCTTTTCGATGCGGTATATCTCGCCGTCGCCCCGGTCAACTATGTATCTGTATTTTTTGGTTTCGTAGATTCCTTTGTCGTACAGCTCGCCGATTGCTTTCATGTTCAGATGCTCTAAAGATTTTGCTTTCATGGTTCTTACCTCTTTTTCTGTTTGCATTATACCATGCTTTTTCTATTTTGTCAAGAGTTTTTTTGAAAAAAGTTAGAAGAATTTTGCCTTGAATGTCATGCGGTAGGCGCGGTGCGCCGTGTGAAGAGCATGACGTGGCTTTCCGGTTTCGCTCGTCGGACTGCCTTTAATTCGAATTTTCAACACTTTGTGGAAAACTCATGCTTTTCAACATTTTCAACATACTTTTCAACATCATTATACGCAATAGATTTTAGTCTGGTAAAGTGTTTCAACATTTCAACAAGTTTTCAACAAATCTTTCAACAATGAAATATGCTTATTTTTTACGATGTTATGTTTCAAATTTATGGTTTTCAACTTTTCCACAGCCCCTACTACTACGGCTACAACAAGTTATATATAATAAGCGAAAATAAATAGTGGGCCTAATCCTCTTCTTGATAGGATTAGGCCCACTGACACTATAATAGCCCTCTGGCTTTTCTAAATCTCTGTTTCTTTGTCTCTTCCTCTACTTTTGCTTCCTGCTCTATGGTCAATCCTGTATTGGCCATTTTGAGTTTTAAGGCGTTGATTGCGCTCGAATGTCGTTTTTCTTTTATGCTCCATAGGCTTTTCGGGTTTTCTTCTTCGTATTTTTTATCAAAGTACCTCGGTATCGGCCTTTTTTTACCGTTAAAGTATAGCCCATCATCTGCGTACATCTGCTCTTTATGGCTCGTGTAGTAGTCATAGCCTAGACCCGGATTTCTTGACATGCAACAGTACGGCGGTGTTAAACCTAACTCCCTATACCTTTTGCTGTCGTTTCCGTATGTCTTTTTGGTTACATATCCTGCTACATAAGCCATCGTTTCCGGCGATGCTTCTGCGATGATGACGTTGCCCATGCCCCATATCTTGTTTATCTCTTCGCTTTCGAAGTACGGATTATCACCCCTTTTTTTCTTGAGGTCTGGTATCTCCAAACCATAATAAATGCCGTGATGATGCGGTCTTCCTGTGTTTTCGCCGTATTCGCCACAGTAAAAATATCTCAGGTCTAAGCCCCATTTATTGGACGTTTCTTGTTTTTTCCTCAGCCTCTTGTTAAAGCGTACCATGTCCTCTTGTAGGAGAATTTGCACCACTTCCGGTGCGTCTCCGGTCGTCCACTGATGCACTGCACCTCTTATGATTTCGCCTGTTTCTCTTGCCATTCCTGGCACATACTCTTGATTCCATGTTAGCGTCAAAAACCATACTGGCGTCAGTGTTTTTGACTCCATCAACATTCTTGTCTCCCAGTCTTGCCGCTGTCTGAGTCTGCACCCGAGACATTTGCCACATGGCAGTAGCATCACGTCTGTGCGGTATGCGAGGCTCTCATACGTTGCTGTTGGATTGTGTGCTCTTTCGCGGTATGTTTCCAGAGTCATGATTGACCCTGTTATGTTGTGGTCATTTGGATTGTATATTCTGATGAGTGGTCTTGCGCAGCTCATTTATTTACCTCCGTTAATATATTTGTTCATCGGATTAAGATTTGGCACTTTGCCGCTTTTTGCTTTGTGGTCAGCTCCGCTTAGCGCGTCCACCGTGTTGCTTCCGGCTTTTTTGCCGCTGTTGTTGTTTTGGTTGAGCCATCCGGTTAGGTCTGGAAAGTCCGTCTGATAGCTGTTGTAACCGCTACTGTGCATTTCTCCGCTTGAGTCTGTCCAGTTCCAACTTTCCGCTTTGGTTTTCGAGTAGTTTGCGGTTGTGCCGGAGATTGTCGGCATACTTGCTGCCTGCGTTCCAACGCTTGGTGCGCTTATGCTGCTTTGCCCGATTGTTCCGTGTGCGCCTGTCGGAGTGCTTGCGCCGCCTTGTGCGTAGGCCAGTATAGGATTAAGCCCCGCTTTTTTCATGTCGGCCATTGCCCTCTGATAGCTTGTGTTACTCATACGCTCCTGCCATGCTCTGTTAGCTGCTGCCTCTGCGGAGTTGTAGGACATTGCTGCGTCTTGCTGGATACGATTGTAAACGCCCTGCTGGATAGCTCCCAGAGTGTTTAATCCCAGTGCCATGAGAGAGTTCTTGTTGTTTTGCATGCTCTGCATGCCCTGCGCTTGTTGGCTCTGCCCCAGAAAGTATTTGGCTAGCTCTTTTGTCTGGTCCATGTTTACTCCGCTTTCGCTGGTCATGCTAGAGCCGCCTTCGCCGTGCGCTTGGTTGTAACTGTCAGCTGAGGTGCTGCCGCTGCCTGATGTGCCTTTGAGCGCGTTGAAGATGCCTGTTCCGGCGTTTATGAGGCCGCTTACTCCGCCCAGTATTTTCGCGCCTGTTGATAAGGCTCCTAAAAAGGCTGGTATTGCCATTTTCAAAAATAGCCGGGGTTTTGTCCCCGGCTGTCTCCTTTCTTTAGTGATGGTCGATGAGGCCGGGAATGCTGTACACCGGCATGCATCTGGTTGTTTTGTTCATAAAGTAGAAGTCCGCGATGAAGTCTGGCTGATTCTGCACCGCCAGTGTTCTCTTCATTTCTCTGTCGGTCTGCTCCATCCATGCCGTACTCAGCGTGGGTAGTGCGTCGTAATCTTGTGCATAGTGCCATGCATCGAGGCTCTGTGCTGCGTTGCTTCGGAAAAGCCCAGTTACTTTGCTGGGCTTGTACCTGTAGTCGGCCCATGCCTCTTGGTAGCCGAACGCTTCTTCATCTGCCTTGTTGCCCTGTGCATAGATTTCTTTGTTGAGAATGGCTTGTTCGCCGATGTTTGCCAGTACCGGCCAGTAGTAATCATACCGGCCTTTGCGGCTCCACATGCGCTCGATACCCTGCTGATAGGTTTGGTCGGTTCGTACTACTGCGAGTCCCATGATAAATCCGTGTTCCGTAAAGGACTTGGTAAACATAGGTTTGTTCATCGTGGTAACACTTAGCGCCGCTGTGTTGCCCAGCGGACTCGTGCTGTCGGTCGAAGAGGTTTGGATAACCTGAGACACGTTGATAGGCAGTCTGTAGCCGCCCAGATATTCCGGAATCTGCATACGAGAGTCAGGAGAGATAACTCCGAAGTGTTCGCGCAGTACCTCGCGGTATCTCGTGCCGCCTCGTGCATCTTTTTCGAGCAGTTTCTGAATCTGGAATGCCTGACGTAACTGGTTGATGGTAGCTGAGGTGACGCTGCTGAGGTCTGTTTTTAACGTAAGCATTCCAAGGGCGACATTTCCGGGGTACGCTGTGAGTCCTTCTGTTTTATTGTCTTCGTTGTATATGTGGAAGTTTGTTAGGTCTTGACTTCCTTCGAACTTAGCTCCGTTTTGTTCATATGCGTAGACTTTTGCGGTGTCTCCCAGCGGAATCGTTATTGGCTCGCCTTTCTGAGGCTCCGGCAAAGCTCCGGTGTAGTAGTCAAACACTTTCGCTGCTTTGAGAGGTTTTGCCAACGTGATAGCGCTGTCGTTGGTAGTGCTGCCGTCGTTTTTGCCGGTCGTGGTCGCATCCGTCACTTCTACGAGCGTCGGCTGCGTGACGTTCTGGTTTCGAAACCACTCGTTGTAGATTAGGCCGTATGCTCGACCGGGCAGAGCGCTTACGCTGATGCCTTTAACTTTGGTAGGCAGTCCCAGATAGTCCGCCAGCG